TAAGGCGTGGGTGCTGGGTAGCGGAGAAACCCTTCAGCGGTCATGTAAGTTACCACCTCTCTGAGCTGTATTCGGCATTCAGAAAGTGGCGGGACATCGTGCAGAGCTTTCTGGACAAGAAACACAAAGGCGATCTGCAGTCCTTCGTGAACGTCTCCCTCGCTGAAACCTGGGAGCAAGAAGGCCAGAAAGTTGAGCACAGCGCCCTGTATGTGAGGCGTGAGCATTACCCGGCAGAGGTGCCAGCGGGTGGACTGGTGCTGGTGTGCGGTGTCGACGTTCAAGACGATCGTATTGAGGGTGAGGTGGTGGCCTACGGTGCCGGCCATGAGTCGTGGGGTATCGACGAGTTCATTCTCCACGGTGACCCAGGGCGGTCAGTGCTGTGGGAGCAGCTGAATCAGCGACTCCTCAAGCAGTACAAAAACCACCACGACCAGCCCATGAGCATTGTGGCCACCTGCATTGACTCCGGTGGCCACTACACACAAAACGTCTATGAGTTCTGCAAGAAGCACGCGCACCGGCGTGTGTGGGCGGTGAAAGGCTCAAACGAAAAAGGGCGGCCTGTCATCGGGCATGTGAGCACCAACAACAAGGTGGGCGTGAAACTTTTCACGCTGGGCACAGACACGATCAAGGAGCTGATTTTCTCCCGGCTCAAGATCGAAAACCCCGGCCCAGGTTATTGCCATTTTCCCATCAAATACGATGAGGAATTCTTCCTGCAGATCACTGCAGAGAAGCGCATCAAGAAATTCAAGGCCGGTCAGGCCACGTATGAGTGGATAAAAACCCGGCCTCGAAATGAGGCGCTCGATCGGCGCGTGTATGCGCTGGCAGCGCTGACCATTCTCAACCCTGTTTTTGAGGTGCTGGCAAAGCAGGCACCGGATGAGGCAGTGAAACCAAAACGGAAAGCAGCTGAGCCCGTACCGGAAAAACCGGAGGAGCGCGCTGTGAAGCAGCACAAGCAAGTTACCAACCAGATCCGCAATCGCAGCAGAAAGGGCTTCGTGAATTCATGGCGCTGAAATTACCGGACCAGATCACCCAAGGTGATTCGCTGGAGTGGACAGCCACGCTCAGTGATTTTCCGTCCTCGGCAGGTTGGGTGGTGACTTATGCCCTGCGTGGTAACACCTCGGTTGACGTCACTGGCACTGATGCGGGCGGCGGCGCGTGGTCATTTGCGCTGACTACCACGGCCAGTGCCGGCCTCCTGCCTGGGCGTTACTCCTACGCGGTCACGGCATCCAAGACTGGAGCACGCCAGACGGTCTACATGGCCAGTACCACGGTCACCCCAGATATCACTTCCCTGAGTCGGTATGACGGCTCGAGCCATGCAGCAAAGATGGTCAAGGCCATTGAGGCGCTGATGGAAGGGAAAGCTGAGGATGACGTGGCCAGCATGAGCCACAACGGCAAGAGCCTGGCGCGTTATCCCATGGAGGAGTTGATCAAGCTCCACAACCACTACACCCGAATTTATGCCACTGAGCAGGCGCGTGAGCGCGTGCGTCTGGGGCTGGCCACTGGCCGCCAGAAAATCACACGGTTTCGAGGTTAATCAATGGGCTGGAAATTCTGGCAGGCGGCACCGAAAAAAGAACGGGTGGAGCCAGTGATCGAGGATATCCGCCCAAATGGCCGTGCTCTGGCGATGCAGCGGCGTAACTTTGTGGCTGCAAATACCCAGATCATTCAGGGCTGGGCAAATCTTCCGACGAGCTGCGACACGATCATCCATCGTGATCATGCAAAGCTGGTGGCGAGATCCCGTGAGCAGGCGATCAACAACCCGTATTTTAAGCGGTTTTTCTCGATCATGCGGTCGAATGTCGTGGGGCCCAATGGTTTCACGTTTCAATCGCTGGCGGTGAATGATCGAGGTCAGCCGGATTTTGCAGACCGGGCTGCGGTCGAGAAGGCGTTCAAGCAGTGGGGCAGAGCAGAGTTGTCTGACTTCAAGCAGCGCATCAATTTGAAAGACAAGCAGAGGCTCATCATGGACGCCATGGCGCGTGATGGTGAGGCCTTTATCCGGCATCACGTCGACAAGGAAAACCCTTACGGTTATTCCACCTCGCTGATTGATTCGGTGTTGTTGCCTGTTGATCACTGCGTGGCTGAGCTGCGAAATGGAAACTACATCAGGTTTTCCATTGAGTTCGACAAGCGTGACAGGCCGGTGGCCTATTACATCACCACCACGTCAAAAGTGAATTTTGATTATCAGCATGGTTCCCGCAATTTCCTGCGGATTCCGGCTAACGAAATCACGCACATATTTTTGCCTGAGTGGATTGACCAGAAAAGGGGAATCCCCTGGGGCGCCACTGCCCTCATGCGCGCCAAGATGCTCGACGGCTATGAGGAGGCGGCGGTGGTCAACGCCAGAGCGGGCGCCTCAAAAATGGGGTTCCTGCGTGACACCAATGGCGGCGCCGATGAGTACGTGGGTGAGGGGCTGGACGATCTCGGCAACCACGTCACCACCACTGAGGCCGGCACGATTGAATACATAGGCTCTCAAGAGTTCGTGGCATTTGATCCCAAGTATCCAGACCAGCAGTTTGAGCTGTTCGTAAAGCAGATCCTGCGGGGTATCTCTGCAGGTCTGGGGCTGTCGTATTACGTCCTCGCCAATGACCTTGAGGGCGTGAATTACACCAGCTCACGCACCGGTGCCCTTGAAGATCGAGAAATCTACAAAGCGCTGCAGGATTTCCTCATTGAAAACGTGATGGTGGTCATCACTGAGCGCTGGCTGAAGTACGCACTGCTCACTGGTGTCATCACGAATGACGCAGGAATTCCCCTGCCACTAAGCAAGCTTGCCAAATATCAGGCCTTTAAATTCCAGGGGCGGCGCTGGGCGTGGGTTGACCCGATGAAAGACAACCAGGCCAACGTGCTCGCCATTCAAAACAAGCTCACCTCGCGTGCTCAGGTCATCCGCGAAACCGGCAGAGATCCGGACGAAGTGTGGGCAGAGATCGAGGCAGAAGAAAAACGCCTGGGCATTAACAGCACCCCATCAGCACCGGCACCCGTTCAAGAAGAAACCACACAGGAGGACATGACCGATGACTGATATCAGCAAGGTCACCACCGAGAAATTCAACCGGAGTTTTTCAATCCGTGCTGATGAGAAACAACAAATTGACGTGGAGGCGCGCACCGTCGAGGTGGCGTTTTCCAGTGAGGAACCAGTGGCACGCTGGTTCGGCAGAGAAATCCTCGACCACACCCCCAGCGCGATTGACCTTGGCCGGTTGCGCTCTGGTGGTGCGGTTCTGGTAGACCATGATCCCACTGACCAGGTGGGAGTTGTGGAAAGCGTTCGGATTGATTCGGACAGAAAAGGGCGGGCGGTTTTGCGGTTCGGGAGATCCGCAAGAGCGAACGAAATTTTTCAGGACATCACCGACGGTATCCGCTCTCTGATTTCAGTTGGGTATTCCATTCAGGACATCAAGCTGGAAGCACAGAGCGAAAAAGACGGCGACACCTACCGCGTGACGCGGTGGATGCCTTACGAAATTTCCATTGTATCGATTCCTGCTGACACCTCTGTGGGCGTCGGTCGCGGCATCGAAAAAACTACCCCCCAAACGTCTGAGGTAAAAATCATGGATCAAATCCAAGCCCCTGCAGTGAACACCATCACCGCTGAAGAAGTACAACGGCAAGAGCGCGCAGCTGCCCAGGCAGAGCGCGCACGTGTCAAGGAAATCCTCGCCATTGGCAACCAGTTCGAGCTGGGCACCGAGGCACAACGTTTCATCGATGAAGGCCATGGCGTTGACGCTTTCCGTCAGCATGCCCTCCAGAAAATGGCAGAGCAAAACGGCCGCAAGCCGGGCGCCATTGTTCCTGAGGTTGGCCTTGATGAGCGTGACCTCCGTGAATACCGCATCACGCGCGCCATCAGCGCCATCATGTTCCCGAATGACAAGCGCATTCAGGATGCCGCGGCGTTTGAGCGTGAGGTGTCTTTCGCAGCAGCTCAGCGCGCTGGCTTTGATGCCAAGGGCATTTTCATCCCGCCTGATGTCATGAAGCGTGATCTCAACGTGGGCACGGCCACTGCAGGCGGTAACACGGTTCAGACCAATCTCTTGCTGCCCATGATCGAATTGCTGCGCAATCGTCTGGTGATGAGCCAAGTGGGCGCCACCATGCTGGGCGGCCTGCAGGGTAACGTTGCGATTCCGCGTCAGTCTGGCGCCGGCACTGCCTACTGGATCAGCTCTGAGGGTGGCGCCCCGACTGAATCTCAGCAGACCATCGCGCAGGTGTCACTGACGCCCAAGACGCTGGGCGCATTCACTGACTACACACGTCAGCTCATGCTCCAAAGCTCGGTCGATGTTGAGGCCTTTGTCCGCAATGACCTCGCCAAGATCCTTGCCCTGGCCATCGATCTGGCGGCCCTGTATGGCTCTGCGGCCAGCGGTCAGCCACGT